CACAGACTTCTAAAGAGCTTGAAAACTAAATAACTTTATAAATTAATTTACAATTATGACTGTTACTAAAGAATTGATTGACAAAATTGTTAACGGAGAGAACTCTGTTGCATCTGATGAGGTGATTGATCTTCTGTATGCTAAGGCATCTGAAGCATTAGATTCTTATAAAAAAGAATATGCTGGTCAACTCATGAATCCAACCGAAGGAGAACCTGAAGTTGGTGAGGGCGATCCTAACATTGATGCTCCGCAACCAGAAGGATCCACAGAACAGGAGATTGAAGAACCAACTACCGAACCCGAACCCGAAGAAGAACAATGAAACTTATCGTAGAGCACATTGAAGACATTAAACTTCTCACTGAGGAGAAGGATGGAAAAGAGTATACATATATTCAGGGAGTGTTCCTCCAAGGCGATATCAAGAATCGCAATGGAAGAGTATATCCTATGCCAGTTCTTCAGCGCGAAGTAACTAACTACAACGAAAATTTCGTTCAAAAGTCTCGTGCTCTTGGTGAACTCGGTCATCCCGATGGTCCTACCATCAACCTTGATCGTGTTTCACATAAGATTGTAGAACTTTATCAAGATGGTTCTAACTATGTTGGTAAGGCAAAACTTCTTGAAACCCCTATGGGTCAAATTGCAAAGAACCTTCTTCGTGAAGGTGTGCAACTTGGAGTTTCTTCTAGAGGTGTAGGTAGTCTTGAATCCAAAGGTGGTTCAAATTATGTCCGCGATGACTTTATGCTTACAACTGCTGCTGATATTGTTGCTGACCCTTCTGCCCCTGATGCATTCGTCAACGGAATCATGGAAGGAAAAGAATGGGTCTGGAACAATGGAGCATTTAAAGAAGCTGAACTCCAGCAAGCAAAAGAAGATTTAGAGAGAGTATCACGCGGAGCACTTGAGGGTAAAATCCTTGAGAGCTTTGAGAAACTGCTCTCTAACTTATAATTTTAATAAATAAGTAATAGAAAAACTAAGGTCCTTTAGGGGTTATTTTAAATGGCTAATTCGTTAAACGAGAAATTTGAAGATTTCGTATCAGAGAACGTTGATGCGGAAACTGTTACAGAAATGAAAAATGCTGTAAACGCTGGTGCTGCACCAGCTGAGGGATCACACCTTCCTGCTGCTCAAGGTGCTGATGTTGCTGTTGCCAATGTTGAACCAATGGCTGCAGGATCATCCGCTGAGTACTCAGGTAAGTTTGAGAACTCTGGTGCTAAGGCTGCTGCTCCAGTTAAAAAGTCTAAGACTGCAGTTAACTCGGGCGAAGGCAAGCAAGATCCTATGCCTAAATTAGAAGGCGGTAAGGATATGGCTGGCAAGAAGGTCAGTCGTGGTGGCGGGGACGCAATGCCTAAACTGGCTAAGGAAGAAATTGATGTTACTGATGACATCAATGCACTCGTCAATGGCGAGGATCTTTCTGAAGAATTTAAAGAAAAAGCAACAACAATTTTCAGCGCCGCTGTTTCTTCTAAGATTGATGAAGAAACCAAGCGTCTGGAAGAAAGCTATGCTGCTCAGTTGAATGAGCAAATTGACGTGATCAAGGAGGAAATGTCATCTAAGGTTGACTCCTTCTTGAATTATATTGTAGAACAATGGATTAATGATAACAAGCTCGCAATCAACGAAGGTATTCGCACCGAGATTGCTGAGTCCTTTATGTCTGCTCTTAAGGGAGTGTTCACCGAACACTACATGGATATTCCAGAAGAGAAGTACGATATGGTTGAGGGGATGAGCGAAAAACTAGATGAAATGGAGTCAAAACTCAACGAACAAATTGACAAAAATGTTGAATTAAATTCTGCTCTGGGAGAATTCGTCAAAGAATCTATCGTTGCCGAAGTATCTCAGGGTCTCGCTGATACTCAGAAAGAAAAACTTTCCTCCCTTGCTGAGGGTGTAGAGTTTGTTTCAGAAGAGTCATTCAAAGAGAAGATTGAAACTATCAAGGAAAACTATTTCCCTAAGACTTCAATCAATGAGAGCGTAGAAGAATCTGAGCCTGTTGCCGAGAAGGTAATCCCTGCTGGCATGGAGCAATATGTTTCCGCAATCTCACGCTACAATAAGTGATCTAAATTATAAATAAGTTATAGTTCACAAACATTAAATTTTTCCAAGGAGAACCAAATGTTCAATACCGAACAACTCCAGGAGAAGTGGGCACCTGTTCTGACTCACGGCGATCTCCCCGAGATCAAAGATAGTTACAAGAAGGCTGTCACCACTCAACTTCTGGAAAACCAAGAGAAATTCCTCCGCGAGGAGAGAATGCTGACCGAAGCGCCTACTAACGCTGGTCCTATCAATACACCTACAACTGGCGCTGGTAACGTCGCAGGTTTTGACCCCGTACTGATCTCACTGATCCGTCGCTCAATGCCTAACCTGATCGCCTATGATATTTGTGGCGTTCAACCAATGAACGGTCCTACTGGACTGATCTTCGCAATGCGCTCCCGCGTTGAGTCCCAGACTGGCGACGAGACCTTCTACAACGAAGTCAACTCTGCTTTCTCTGGTACTGCTTACAACTCTTCAACTCAAACTGGTGGTACTGCTCCTACTGGAACCAACCCTGCCGTTCTGAACGACAGCGGCACCTATGGTTCAGCTGGTGCTATGGATACTTCCACTGCTGAAGCTCTGGGCGAAGCCGCTACCAGCGTGTTCCCAGAAATGGCATTCAGCATTGAGAAGATTGCTGTTACCGCTAAGAGCCGCGCTCTGAAAGCTGAGTACAGCATTGAACTCGCACAAGACCTGAAGGCAATTCATGGTCTGGATGCTGAGACTGAACTCGCCAACATCCTCTCTGCTGAGATCCTCACTGAAATCAACAGAGAAGTCGTCCGTACCGTATTCCGCTCCGCTAAGCCTGGTGCTCAGCAGAACGTTGCTACCCAAGGTACGTTTGACATGGACGTTGATTCCAACGGACGTTGGAGCGTTGAGAAGTTCAAGGGTCTCCTCTTCCAGATTGAGCGTGAAATGAACGCCATCGCAAAAGAGACTCGTAGAGGGAAGGGCAACATGCTCGTCTGCTCTTCAGACGTTGCTTCTGCCCTGTCAATGGCTGGCGTCCTTGACTACAACCCTGCTCTCAACACAGGTCTGAACGTTGATGACACTGGCAGCACCTTCGTTGGTACGCTGAACGGTCGCATCCGCGTTTACATTGATCCTTATTCGGCACTGCCTTCTGAGGGTAACAACGCTGCTCAGTTCTTCATCGCTGGTTATAAGGGTACTTCCCCTTATGATGCTGGTCTGTTCTATTGCCCATATGTACCTCTGCAGATGGTACGCGCAATCGGACCTGACACCTTCCAGCCCAAGATCGGATTTAAGACCCGCTACGGCATGGTTCTTAATCCATTCGCTAAGGGTGCTACTGCTCTTACCAACTCCGATCCTACCAATGCTGGTAACGTCAACACCAACGTCTACTACAGACGTGTCCGTGTTACCAACCTCATGTGATCCAATTCACACAGGTTACACAGACCTCCCTTACGGGGGGTCTTTTTTTATGTACATTTTTTTACTTAGATTGAGTTTAGTAAAAAAGCAATAAATGTATACTACAATACATAAAGTTGGCTAGATAGTATAGAGTTATGCGAGGTGAAGAAATGAACCCATGCCCTCCTAGTACATCATGTAGCAAGAATTGTATGGAGGTGACCAAATGCACAATCTGTTATCACGCGCTCAATTAGATGAGTGGCGACATTTTGAAGACACAGTTGATGACCTTGAGATAGAAAATCAGAAATTAAATGATTACTACGAATGTCTAATTGAGTGTGATTCCCTGGACCAGAACCAATGTAAACGCATATGCCGAAGAATTCTAATGTAGCTACATGACCCCGAAAGGGGTCTTTTTTTTATCTAAATATTTAAAAAGTATTTTTAACAATGACCCAGGCAAATTGGTTAGAGGACAAGATTGATAATCTTAATTACCTGGCACCTCAAGGGTTTAAATTATCAATTGAAAAATTTCCTAAGGTTGCATATCTTTGTCAGTCAGCGAACATTCCTGGAATTAGAATTCCTGACATTAATGTCGCCACTCCTTTCAGAGATATTCCTATCGCTGGAACTGAGACAGAATATGAAGATCTCGTCGTCAGATTTTTAATTGACGAGAACATGGAAAACTATGTCTCAATTCATAAATGGATTGCAAAGACTGGTCTTGCAGAAAGATTTGATAGTGATGAAGATCCTGAGGAAGGATTTATTTCATTAGAAATTTTAAATAGTAACTTTAATTCTAATGTTCAGATTGAGTTTGAACATGCTTGGCCTACTGCATTAACACCAGTCGCATTTGATGCCACTGAAACAGGAGTTCAATACCTTACTGCAACTGCCACCTTTAAATATAGCATATATAGAATTAAGTATGATGGAGTTGTGATTAGTTAATGACCTTTGAAGAGATTCAGGCGATGTGGGAACAGGACTCAAAGATTGATCCTGTTGAACTTGATACCGCTGCACTTAGCATTCCCACACTACATTCAAAATATTTAAAAATCTTTTCCGACTACAAATTTAAAAAGAAACTAGCAGTACTAGACCTCAAACAACTTAACAGACGCAAGTTTGAATACTATGCGGGACGAGGGTCTGTAGAAGATTATAAAGAAGAACCTTTTGATCTCAAGGTTCTTAAATCAGATCTGCCAATGTATATTGAGTCTGACTCTCAGGTCAAAGAACTGCAGATGAAGATTGATATGTATGACATCATCATTGAATACCTGGAAAGTGTAATCAGGATGATCAACAATCGCTCATACCAGATCAAGAACGCGATTGAATGGAAATCATTTATTGAAGGAATTAAGTAATGTCAGACATTATCATTAGAAAGAAGAACGAAGTATACCTGCTAATTGATTGCGAACCACATATTAAATATGAACTCTCCGAGTATTTTACCTTTGAAGTACCCGATGCAAAGTTCATGCCACAATACAAGAAGAAGTATTGGGACGGTAAAATCAGATTGTTCTCCCCTGCTAATGGTGAACTGTATATCGGTCTGCTGCACTATCTGATTGAATGGGCAGAGGAACGAGACTATACTTATTCCTATGAAGACAATGAGTTCTATGGCAAGGTTGTAGAGAAAGATCCTTACATTTTGCCAGCGACTGTAAAAGAATATCTGGACTATCTTACAGAAGGTAGTGAAATTAAACCCAGAGACTATCAGTATAACGCAGTATATAAAGCACTGAAGAACTACAGAAAGATTATTCTGTCGCCCACAGGGTCTGGCAAATCTTTTATGATCTACTCTCTAGTCAGATACTTCACTGCAGCACAACTTAAAACACTGATCATTGTTCCTAGTATCTCGCTGGTAACACAGTTGTTTAAAGACTTCCAAGACTATGGTTGGAACGCAGAAGACTATTGTCACCAGATCTATCAAGGTGAAGCGAAAGTCTCTGATGCTCCTGTAGTCATCACGACCTGGCAGTCAATCTACAAACTGCCCAAAAAGTATTTTGATTCTTACACTGCGGTGATCGGAGACGAGTGCCATACGTTTAAGGCAAAATCTTTGACAAGTATTATGACGAAACTCCATGAAGCAAAATATCGCATCGGATTCACAGGTACACTGGACGGAACGAAAACTCACCGTCTGGTTCTTGAAGGTCTGTTCGGATTATCTGATCGGGTTACTAGTACTGCTGACCTTATGAAGCGTGATCAACTCACGCAACTTAAGATTAAAATTTTAGCACTCAAGCACGAATCGTGTAAGTTTGCGAACTATCAAGATGAGATGGAATACATTGTCACTCATGGCAAACGTAACACATTCATCAAAAATCTTGTGAGTGATCTTAAAGGAAATTCTCTGGTGCTATTTAACTATGTGGAGAAGCACGGAGAACCCCTTTTTGATTTGATAAATAAAAGCATAGGGGATACTAAAAAAGTATTCTTCGTTCATGGTGGCGTGGAAGCATCTGAACGAGAGGAAATTAGAAGACTAGCAGAAGTAAATGATAACTGTGTTATCATCGCATCATACGGAACCTTTTCCACAGGTATTAACATTAAAAATCTCCACAATATTATTTTTGCTTCGCCAAGTAAATCAAGGATCAGGAATCTACAATCTATTGGTAGGGTCCTTAGGAAGGGAGATAACAAAGCTCAGGCAGTGCTGTATGACATTGCTGATGATTTTTCTAGAGGAAGTTATATTAACTATACACTCAATCACCTCAAAGAACGAATCAAAGTTTATAACGAAGAGCAATTTAATTATGAAATTATCCCAGTAAACATTAAGAAATGAACAATAAATTCTTCGCCACAATCAAGTTGATGACTGGAGAAGAAATTGTTGGACTAGTTGAAGTTCATGAAGAGGGTCTTCTAATAGACAACCCTCTCATATTAGAGGACATGAGTGATCTACATGAATTATTAGGTGACAATGTAAAGGTAAGTGGACTAAGATTATCTAAATGGATTAAATCAACTACAGACAACATTTTCTTTATAACAGATGCAAAAATAGTAACAGTCAATGAACTGTTGGAACCAGGACTAACTCATTACAAAAAAGCAGTTACACAGATTAACGAAACCGTTAAGAAAAAATTCTCTAGTACAGAAGATAAAAAAAAGTACAACGGTTACAGAGCATCAGTAGAATATGCTAGAGAATTCTTTGAGGATTTATTCAACAGTTACTAGAGTATACCCATCTACGATGGGTATTGATCTGCGATCAATTACTATGTTATTATTAAATATATAAAGCTATTACTTCTTTTGAACCCTTACAGAGTTATTCTACATATGAAATCCACTCTTGTCAAGCTCTGAATGTATGTTATAATATAAGTACAATAATACAAGGAAGATGAACGACAATGAGATCCAAGAAAAAACCAGAACATTATGTAGACAATAAAGAGTTCCTAGCAGCACTGTCTGAGTACAAAAGAAATGTGCAGGATGCCTTGACAGAGGAAGCACCCCGTCCTATGATTCCTAATTATATCGGTGAGTGCTTCTTGAAGATTGCTCAGCATCTGTCCTATCGTCCTAACTTTATCAACTATCCGTTCCGTGAGGACATGATCAGTGATGGTATTGAGAACTGTGTTCAGTACATTGACAACTTTGATCCTGATCGCGGTAACCCATTTGCATACTTTACTCAGATCATTTACTATGCATTCCTGAGAAGAATCCAAAAGGAAAAGAAACAACTAGAAATTAAGAGCAAAATTCTTGAACGTTCTGGATACGATGAAGTCCTTTACGCTGATAAGAACGAACTGAACTTCTCCTCCTCCGACTATAACGGAATCAAACAGAACATTGAGCAGAAAACTAGAAAATGAAAATTGCCCTGATTACTGACACACATTATGGATTCAAAAAAGGCAATCAAGATTATCATGATTATTTCCTGAGGTTCTACAACGAAGTATTCTTCCCTACATTAAAGAAGAAAAAAATCAAGCATGTCATCCACCTGGGTGATGTGTTTGACGTTCGTAGGAACATTGATTTTTGGAGTCTTGACTGGGCACGGAAGAACATCTTTAATCCTTTGCAGGACATGGGTGTTACCGTTGACCTGATGGTTGGTAATCATGATTCATTTTATAAGAATACTCTGGAGATTAATTCTCTGGAGTGTTTGTTGCAGGAGTTTGATAATCTTCGTGTCTATACTGGACCTTCAGAGGTTACTGTTGGTGGTCGTAAGATGGTTTATCTTCCTTGGATCTGCGATCAGAATGAAGAACAAACAGTAAACCTTCTGAAGGAAACAGATGCTGAGGTTGTTCTGGGACACCTGGAGATGGAAGGATTCAAGACTAATCCTACCTACACTGCTAATCATGGCAGACAAACTTCTGAGTTTTCTAAGTTTGAGTTGGTGATGTCAGGTCACTATCACACCAAGAGTAAGAAGGGCAACTTCCAGTATCTTGGTAATCCATATCAGATGTACTGGAATGACTATGCTGACAAACGTGGATTCCATATCTGGGACACAGAGACTCTGAAGTTAGACTGGATCAAGAATCCATACGAGATGTTCCAGAAGATTTTCTATGATGATACCAAGAATGAGTATTGCACTCTAGACTTTGATGACTACAAAGATACTGTTGTCAAACTAGTTGTAGAAAACAAAACAGACTACACTATGTTTGATTACATTGTCAATGGTCTGCAAGATGTTGTGTTGGATCTTAAGATCATTGAGGACTTCTCTACTGAAGTTGATGATGATGTTGACATGGAACTGGAGCATGAAGACACATTGACCATCCTAGAGAAGTATGTGGACGAACTTAATACCAACCTAGATAGTCATAAGTTAAAGGAGATCATGAAGTCCCTTTACGTTGAGGCACTGGAGGTGGTATAATGTTCATACTGTGCCTAGAGGGCAAAGAAAATGAAGGAGCGTATGCTATCCAGAATAGTAAAATGGAGAGAACTCTTCTGCTATTTCTTGAGATAGAGGATGCTCAAAGATTTGCTGGACTCCTTGAGGCAGATGATTTTCCGCCAATGACTACAGTTGAGGTTGATGCAGAAGCAATGATTGATATGTGCGAGAGCACAGGGTATAATTACACTATTGTAGAACCCGATGAACTAATGATCCCACCATCACATGATTACACATGATTATCTTTGAAACTATTCGTTATAAAAACTTCTTATCTAGTGGTAATAACTTTACAGAAATCAAACTCAACTCACACGAAAATAATGTAATCATCGGTAAGAACGGTGCAGGTAAGAGTACAATTTTAGATGCTCTTACCTTTGTTTTGTTTAACAAACCTTTTCGTAAGATCAACAAACCTCAACTTGTCAACACTATCAACGGTAAAGACTGCTGTGTTGAAGTTGAGTTTTCTATTGGGAAGAAACATTATAAGATTATCCGCAGCATGAAACCCAATAAATTTGAGGTTTATGTTGACGGAGAGATGATGAATCAGGATGCTGCTGCAGCAGACCAGCAGAAGACTCTAGAGCAAACAATCCTCAAACTAAACTATAAGTCATTCACACAGATTGTTGTTCTGGGATCCTCTACCTTTATCCCTTTCATGCAGTTGCCTCTGGCATCACGTCGTGACATCATTGAGGATCTCCTGGATATTCAGGTGTTCTCTACGATGAACTCCAATCTTAAGGACCGAATGAAACAGGTCAACGATGATATCCGTTTCAAAGACAAAGATCTTGAGTTGGTAAAGCATCGCATTGAGTCGCAAGAAGAACTAATTAAGGAACTTGAGACGCAGAGTGACAACCTAATCAAACATAAGCATGAGAAGATTGGTAAGTTACTATCTCAAAGTGAAGATATCACATCACAGAATCACAAAATCACAGAGTATATTGAGACCAGAAAGGGTGATTTATTTGACGGTGATAAACTCTCCAAAAAGTATGATAGTTTAACAGAGTTTAAGATAAAGTTTAAAACAAAACTTTCTAATTTAAATAAAGAACTTTTATTTTATAGTAACAACGACACCTGTCCCACATGTAAACAATCATTAGACTCTGACTTTAAAGAAAGTAAGATAGACAAAAACAAAAAATCTATCTCCGAGACTGAAAAGGCGTGGGGTGTGCTTGACGAACAAATCAGTGACGTAAAGTCACAGATCAATCAGTATAAAGAAATCTCTAATGATATTAGAGATAATTATTCTGCCATTGATAAGAACAATGGAATCATTAATCACATCAATCGTCAAATTAAAGATCTTGAGAGTGAGATTAGATCTATCACTGACAGCAAGAACAACTCTAGTAAAGAGCAAGAACAGTTAGAGGAGTTGCAGGAACAAAGGTTAGAGCATGAGCAGACCCTGTTCCTACACAAAGAAACTAAGGATTACTTTAGCGTTGCTGCTAACCTTCTGAAGGACACTGGTATCAAGACCAGGATCATCAAACGATACCTGCCAGTGATGAACAAACTCATCAACCAGTACCTACAGCAGATGGATTTCTTTGTGAACTTCACGCTCAGCGAGAGTTTTGAGGAAACCATTAAGTCTCGTTATAGGGATGATTTCAGTTACTCATCATTCTCAGAGGGTGAGAAGTCTCGCATTGACATCGCTCTTATGCTAACCTGGAGGTCAGTTGCAAAACTGAAGAACAGCGTTGACACCAATCTCCTTATCCTTGACGAGATTTTTGATAGTTCACTTGACAGCACGGGCACTGATGAGTTATCATTTATCTTGAGAAACTTTACCAACGACCTCAATCTGTTTATTATCTCGCACCGAGAGCACATGGTTGAAAAGTTTGACCGTGTTCTCAAATTTGATAAAGTGAAAAATTTTAGTAAAATGGAGGAATTGACCAATGGCGACTGAGGGTAACGCAGACTTTGATCTAGACCTTTCTAGCATCCCGCAAATTAATTTGGATGCATCTCACTTCTGGAAGTATGAAGAAGACATCGTACTGAAAGAAGTTCGTGAGTATCTGTCGGGAACATATCGTTCTCACTATACTTCTCAAGAGTCTAAGACCCAGACTCTTGATCTGATTGAAAGTATCGGTGATGCAGAAGCATTCTGCCGTTCTAATGCAATTAAATACCTTTCCCGATTCGGTAAGAAAGGTGGTAAGTCCAAGATGGACATTCTAAAAGCAATTCATTATTGCATTCTTCTTTGCCATTTCTCTGGCGTCCTCAATAGCAAAAGTGATTATCCACAATGAGTATGAAACTGTCCAACGATACAATTGAAATTCTGAAGAACTTCTCTCAGATTAATCAGTCCATTGCTGTAGAGGCAGGACATAAACTTCGCACCTTCTCTGTTGCAGAGAACATTCTTGCGGAAGCAAATGTCACTGAGGCATTCCCTCAAGACTTTGCCATCTATGACCTGAGTGAATTCCTCGGTAATATGTCATTGATGGTGGGTGCTGACATGCAGTTCGGCGCTGAGCATCATGTGAAGATCACTGATAGTCGTTCTTCCATGAAGTATTTCTTTGCCGACCCTAGTCTGATTAAGAAAGCACCAGAAGATAATCCTAAGATTCCTTCTGCTGATGTGAGTTTTACTTTGACTGAAGAAGACCGTGCTCGTTTGATTCGTATGGCAGCAGTCAACAATCTCCCTGATCTTTCTGTTGTTGGTGATGGTGAGAAGATCTCTGTTGTTGTTCGTGACAAAGAGAACGATACCTCAAATACATTCTCAGTCAATGTCGGTGTTACTGACGATGAGTTTGTACTTAACATGAAGGTTGAGAACCTGAAGATCTTCAAAGGAGATTACAAGGTCACTATGTCCAAGCGCCTGATTAGTTGCTTCCAGCATGAGAAGATGCCTCTGACCTACTGGATTGCACTTGAACCCGATTCTAACTGAACTCTTTTTATATAATGAACGACCAGTATTTGTGGGTGGAAAAATATCGCCCACGCAAGATTGAAGATTGCATTCTGCCTGACAACATTAAGCGTGATCTTCAGCAACAGGTTGCTGCTGGTGAGTTGAATAATCTTCTTCTCACTGGTCCTCCTGGTGTAGGTAAGACTACTGCCGCTAAGGCATTGTGTGAAGAACTAGGACTATCTTATATTGTTATCAATGGATCCGATGAAGGACGATTTCTGGACACGGTACGCAACACAGCAAAAAACTTTGCGACGACCGTCTCTCTTCAAGGCAGCAAGCACAAAGTCATCATCATTGATGAAGCAGATAACACAGGCAACGACGTACAACTCCTCCTACGGAGTTCTATTGAGGCATATCATAGCAACTGCCGATTCATCTTCACCTGTAACTACAAAAACAAAATCATTGACCCCATCCAATCACGATGCTCAGTCATTGATTTCGCATTCAAAGGAAAAGAAAAGGCAGCTATTGCGGGGCAATTCTTCAACCGTGTCAGGACTATACTTGAGGGTGAGAATGTTGCGTATGATCCTAAAGTTGTTGCGGAACTGATTCAGAATCACTTCCCTGACTGGCGTCGTGTTCTGAATCAACTTCAGAAGTATGGTAATACTGGTAATATTGATACTGGTATTCTTGCTGAGATTACAGATATTAATCTCAAAGGACTCACTGATGCTTTGAAGAACAAAGAGTTTGGTACTGTCCGTAAGTGGGTAGTATCAAATCTGGATAACGATTTTAATATGGTTATTCATCGCATCTACGAAGCAATGTATGATGTTCTTGTTCCTTCCACTATTCCAATGGCAGTCTTGGTGATTGCTAAATATCAATATCAGGCGGCATTTGCTGCTGACCAGGAGATCAATCTTCTGGCATGTCTAACCGAAATTATGATGGAGTGTCAATTCAAATGAACGTAAAACTGATCCGTATGTCCTCTGGTGAGGACTTGGTTACTGAAGTGGTAGATAGCACTGACAGTACTATCACTGTAAAGAACGCTATCGTTGGGGTTCCATCATCTCAAGGAACTCTGACATTTGTTGCGTGGTCTCCGATGCTGAGTAAGGAAGTTAAAGAGATTGAAGTACAATCTAAGTTTGTAGTTTATGTCTCTGAACCCGATCAGCAGATCATTGATCAGTACGAGCAAATGTATTCGCCTATTGCTACCCCCGAGAAGAAAAAACTTATTCTTTGATGCAAGTAAAGACTAATCCTCAGAACGTAAAGGAAGCACACGAAGCACTCTTCTATGCTTCTATGAATCTACCTACTGCCGCCGCACATTGTGGCATGACGCAGAAACAATTGAAGTTAACCTTTTGGGAATATCTTAAATATCATGAACCAACATATGAAACAAAGACCTCCAATCTATGATTTCATTTCTCTTGGGAAATTAAAACAATCTGAGGTTGAGTCTCTAAGAGAGATTTCTAATAAACTATTAGATGCTGATCAAGATCGCGTTAATCAAGATCTTGCTGGACATGTTCATGCTTCATATGAACTTCCCAAAGAGAGTTATCAGTATCAGGATAGGATTTTGAAGCAACTTCAAATGATGACTAAGCATAGGGAGTGGAAACTTACTGAGAATTGGGTAAATTTTCAGAAGAAGAATGAATATAATCCTTTTCATCGCCACGGTGGCGAGTATAGTTATGTTATTTGGTTGACAATACCATATAATATTGAGGAGGAAATGAATGTTCCTATTGTTAAAAACTCTAGTAGTCCTTGTGCGACAGCATTCACATTGTATTATACTAATGCCATTGGGCAAATAAAGACTGAAGATTTTTATCCCGACAAAAAAGACTCTGGAAGTTTTGTTATATTTCCAGCAAACATTTGTCACTCCGTTAATCCTTTCTATACCTCTGATCAGTATAGAGTATCTATTTCTGGCAACTTAGTTGCAATCTAATTATGAAAGCATTGAAAACCCCTCTTCGTTATCCTGGTGGTAAGTCTCGCGCCACTAAATATCTTCTTCCAAGATTCCCTGAAGATATTAAAGAATATCGTGAGACATTTTTGGGTGGTGGTAGTGTTGCTATCGCATTCAGTAAGGAGAATCCAGATATTCCTGTGTGGGTCAACGATTTGTATGAACCACTGTATAACTTCTGGTGTGAACTGCGAGATAATTCTGTAGATCTTTCTCGTCGTCTCCAGGAACTTAAGTCCAGGTATCCTGATCAAGGATCTGCCCGTGGACTATTCATTGAAGCAAAGGAACTCGTTAACGATTATGATCAATCCAATTTATCTCGTGCTATTGCTTTTTACGTTATTAACAAGTGCTCTTTTTCTGGTCTCACTGAGTCCTCATCCTTTAGCAGGCAGGCATCTGACTCCAACTTCTCAATGTCAGGAATTGAGAAACTAAAGGGTTATAGTTATATTATTCGCAACTGGAAGATTACTAACTGGTCATATGAAGGACTGCTTACTGATGATAAGAGTACTTTCATCTATCATGATCCTCCATATGACATTAAAGATAACCTCTATGGCAAGAAGGGAGATCTTCATAAGCGGTTTGATCATGATCAGTTTGCTGCTGACTGTGACCGCTACGTCGCTCGTCAGATGATCTCCTACAACTCCACTCAGATGGTCAAGGATCGCTTCCAGGACTGGTTGGCATGTACTTATGACCTCACTTATACAATGCGCTCTACAGGCGATTATATGAACGAACAGAAGGATCGTGCTGAATTACTGCTGACTAATTATGAACCTGCTTAGAGTTCCTGGATTTCTTTGTCAGGAAGAATGTAATATTATTTTTGATAGAATTCTTGAGACAGAAGAACATGTGAAGTCTAAAGGTAGTGATATTCACACAGGAACCTCTGATGACTCATTGACAGGTAGGTTTTGGTGCAATAATTATCTCTATGATGATGTTATAGCACCTATCTTAATTCCTAAACTTAAAGTTATATTTGTTGGACGTGTGTGGATACAGTGTTGGGCAAATACTTTTAGAAAGGGTGAAGGCATCGCAGCACATTCTCATCGTCCACCAATACCAAAGTATCAAAAACCACTACCATGGTCTTGTGTAAACCTTTTTATTGGTGGAGATTCTGCGATAGGAACTTGGTTTGTTGATAAAAATTATACAAACAATCCAGGAGAATTGATGATTTTTGAATCAGAAATTATTCACTGGGTATCACCAAATCCAACACATGATGTTAGAATCTCAATGGCAATGGATGTATATCCTTATAAACCAGAAGACTGGTCTAATCCTGAACATTATTATTATTTAAAATGAATGAAGATGAAATCCCATATGTTGAGTTAGAACTTGACATTGAAGACTGTCGCCAGATTTTGACATCAGTAAAGTATCGTTTGGAGAACTGGCACTTTGAAGATGAAGATGAGAAGGAACAATTAAATGCCTTGAATGATTTCTTCTACCGTGTTATCCTTGAGTACAACTTTAAAATTAATGGCGAAGACTGAACTAAAACACTGGTTGAATTCTATCAATCATGAGAAACAAAATATCATGAACGATGAGAATAAAAATCAGTATCCTCCTTTCATCGTAAACCGCTGCCTCTCTGGTTTTATAGATACAATTATGGTGGCGAATGAAATGAATATCAATCACCATCTGTCTAAAAAACTACAATATGAATTTTTACTAAATATTGTCAGACCAAAACGGAGATTCTCTCCGTGGTTGAAGAAAGAAAAGATTGATGATTTGGACGCAGTGAAATCTTACTATGGATATAGTAACGAGAAAGCTAAGTCTGCTCTTAGTATTCTTTCTGATGCACAACTGAATTCTATTAAACAAAAATTGACTAAAGGCGGTAAACAATGACTACAGCGACTGACATTGAAGTAACCTGGGATCCACATGATATGGTGGAAGTTACTTTGAGCGAACCTGATGATTTCCTTAAAGTCCGTGAAACGCTGACTAGAATCGGTGTTGCATCTCGCAAGGAAAAGAAACTGTATCAATCCTGCCACATTCTTCATAAGCAGGGACGATACTATATTGTCCACTTTAAAGAACTCTTTGCTCTTGACGGCAAACGTGCTAACCTGACGTTGAATGATGTTCAGCGTCGTAATCGCATTACTCAACTCCTGGTTGACTGGGAACTGATTGCCGTGGTTAAACCTGAGGCGATTGAAGATGTATCTCCTCTCAATCAAATCAAGGTTATTGCTTATAAGGAGAAGTCTGAATGGACATTAGAAGCAAAGTATAATATTGGCAAGAAGAAAGTAGTTACTACTACAGCAGAATGAAATTAAAAGAATGTGGAGAAATCTACAAACTTAATTCTGATAATCTAATTGTCAATCCAAAAGATAATGAGGCAGAGGTAGAGACCAGTGGTGTACTTTCATACATCATTGATTCTATCTCTGCCTTATTTCATTATGATCCAAGATCAGTTTATCTTAGGGGATCTCTGATTGATAAATCATTGTCTGACAGTACAGTTGTAGATTTAGATCTAGTATTCGTCTATGAGAATACAGACTATTCTGATCTCTGTCGGACATGGAACTATACTAGTATGACACTCTATCCTTATAATCAGGATAGTAATAAACTAATAATTACCGACGAAAGAAAAACCATAGAAGATGGAATATATGAAATAGTTGGTAAGCATGTTGAACTTGATCTCAACATATATTCTGAAGAATCTTTTATGGATCAATACATCCATAGATTTCAATCTAAAAAAATATATGGTGATGGTTTAGATTTATCTGTCTCTCATTTGTCTAGAGATATTTTACTTCATATGAATACCAATGAAGTATTGCCATACAGAAAACAACTTTGTTTGAATAAGATATCAAACCTGAAAGATTTTTTGTATAAGAATGCAACTTTTGAAAGTAATATAAGAGATAGAATGGTTAAGAGTATGCTAAAAGTATTCTTTCGTAAGTATTCTTTTGATCTTTTATTGAGAAAAAATTCTTTCAGTAAAGATATTTACTATTGCTATACTAATATAGTAGGAGCATATCCGTACTACTCAAATCATTTAGAAGATCTTTTAGATTTGTTTTTGAATACAGAATTGTATACTACTCGCGAGGTTAGATTTCTTGTAAGTAAACTTGAGTATTTGATCAATGAGTTTGAACTATAAATAATTCCGTGCTTTTCGTGCGGCACACTCTACAATCGGAACACCCTATAAGGAGGTACGGTATTTACCCTACCTCCTTTTTTCGTTTCGTGGTTAAATAGTACTGGATGCCTTCGGGGTCCACACAACGTCACTCGCTTATTTAAGGAGAACTACAGATGGTCAAGTACAACATCGCGGACATTGATGCGCTATTGAATGATGCGTCAAGGTTTGGTATTGGTATGGATGAATGGATTCGTAGGTTTGCCTCAGTTCATGAGTCAGATGCGAACTACCCACCTCATAATCTTGTTAAAGAATCTAGTATTGACTTCAGACTAGAACTAGCACTTGCTGGTTATAGCAAAGAAGATATTAAAGTTGAAACTGAATCTAATAAATTATTTGTACAGTGTACAAAACCTGGAGATTCAGAACCTGATCATGAGTATCTACAGAGAGGAATCGCACGTCGCGCATTTACTTGGAGTAGAACTATTGCTGATGATGTAGAAGTCCAAAGTGTTGACCTTACCAATGGTCTCCTTACGATTAGACTAAGGCGAATTATTCCTGACCACCAGAAAAAGAAAACTTACGAGTTGACTGGTGACTAAATAATTTGGGGTGACCCAATATCGTCGTCGCATTTAATGGGTCTCCTGCCAAATAACAGAGAGACCCTTTTTTGTTGGAAATTTTTAGGAGAGATATGAAGGATCAAATGTTCCACATTTACCAAAAAGAAACTAATGAACCCATTAAAGTATGTTTGAGTACAGAAGAGTTGGAAGAGTTACTGGCAGAAAGAAAAATAGATTGGAAGCATTGGGAGATCGAACACTGTAGGGTAGAAGAGTATACTGACGCATCTTACTAGTTATAAATACAAATAAACTCTGGTCCTGATGAAAACATATAGGGATTTAAAATTAACCCTGCGTTATAATAAGCAACTTAACTCTAAGTTTTGGGTTGGTGAGGCAATGAAACCCGAGGTTCGGGAGGGATTGCTTCGCATTGCTGACGAGTGGGCAGAATTTGCTAACATCCCTTCTAATGCTATTATTGATGTCGTTCTGGTAGGTGGAAATGCCAATTACAACTATACTAAGTATTCTGACCTGGACCTTCATCTTATTGTCTCCAAGGAAGATATTGCCGATTGTCCTGATCTTATTGATGATTACTTACGAGACAAGAAACAATTATGGGCTCTCACCCATGATATTCAGATTTATGGACACGACGTTGAACTCTATGCCCAAGATAGAAGAGATCCCACCCCTTCGGATCAGGGCGTTTTCTCCTTGGTAAACAGTCTATGGTTGCGTCGTCCTACATATGAGGAAGTTGATCTTGGCGATCCCAACATAGTAAGAAAGGTTCGTCATTATATGGAGAAGATTGATTTCCTGATTGATAATAAAGCAGACGACCGTGACGCATTTGAGAAGTTAAAAGAAAAATTGCGTGACATGAGAGCATCTGCTATCCAGCGTGGTGGGGAGTTTGCTGTAGAAAATCTTGTATTCAAAGAACTCCGTAACCGTGGATACCTAGATAAGATGTCTGAGCACCTGAGGAACCTTAAGGACACCAGCTTGTCAATCGACTGACCTCATGGTATGATATGGACTGAGTTATAGGAGTCTATGTCAGTACAACTTGTACTTTTAAAGTCGGGCGAAGAACTCGTCGCAGACGTTCGAGAGATTGTCGATAAAGATACTCGTAAACCGATCAGTGTTGTTTTGATTAAACCTGTTCGTGTTACAGTAGTTCAGCAAGGTGTTCTTACTGAGGGTGCTACACAACCATCTGATAGCGTTTTAAGTTTTGTTCCATGGTTAGCAACTTCAAAATCTGAAGAGTATTTTATTCAGCAGGATTGGATCGTTACCGTATGTGAACCTCAGGACAATATCAAAGAAAGTTACATTCAAAACGTAGGAGTTCGTGATGACAGTGAAAGTACTACTGCTGAAGACGGGGCAGTATCTAATCTCGGAGATTGACGAGAGACCTGATGAGGATGCTGATTGTATCCTCATCAATCCCAAACGCATTCTTGGGTTTTCGCCAGAGTGGAAACTTGAGAACTTCATTCCATTTACTTATCAAAAGCAAGTTCCGATTAGGTCTGCTGATATTTTGACTATTGTGGATCCCATGGATAGTCTGC